GGCGCAGCCCTTCCGTAACCGCCTGCCAGTGCGCAATCTGGTGCGGCGCCCGCTGACTCAGGTCGAAGTGCACCGGTCAGCTCGCCAGCACTACGCCGATGCCCATGGCCGAGCCTTCGGCCACGAACTCCGCCACCTGGTGCTGACCCTTCAGCCGCTCCCAGAGGATCGGCACCTCGACCTCCCGGCCGTGCACCTTCTCCCGCTGGCCCGCGCCGACGATGTCGTGGAAGGCAACCAACGGCGCCATCCGGCCGTAGTGCGCCCAGTCCCGCGACACGCCGGCCAGAGTGTGGTCGCCATCGATCAGGATCGCGTCGAACGGCCCGCGGCCCACGATCAGCCGCTTGGTCGCGTCCGTCTGCGAGTCCCCGAACAGGGCGCTGCACTTGTAGCCGCGCCGGTTGAGGTCGGCCACCGCCTTCAGGAGGTGCTGGCGCGACTTGCCGGTTCCCCAGAGTCCACCGGGGAGGTCAACGGCCACGCCAGTGCTTCCCTCCGGAAGCGACAGCATCACCTCGTGGAAGGTATCGCCGTGCCTTGCGCCGATCTCCAGGTAGCGGGTGACGCCGCGCTCACGCAGCAGCGCAATGAACCCCCGCAGCTCCTGCTCGTTCTGGCTGGGCTTCCGCCCGGAAAACGTCTGCAACATCTTCCAACCTCGCCTTGGGAAAGCAGTGCAGCGCCGAACCGGGCGTGCAGTTGATGACCTCGATCGCCTTGTTGGCGCGTGCCCAGCGCGCGTACTGCGTCTTGTGCATGCGCCGCTTCGATTCCGCGGTGTTGCTCAGGCCGTTCGTGTACTCGCCGAAGAAGTGCGAGCCGTGCATGTCGAAGCCGAGCAGCAGGATCCGCGTGGCGCCGGCACGCTTGGCGCATTCCAGCGCGAGCACGCCGCTGTTGACGACGTACCAGCCCAGGTCCGGAATCCGCACCTGCTCGATCCCGCGGGGTGGCGTCCCCATGCAGTACTTCGGAACCGTCGCCGCCCGCGCAGCCGGGTACGCCCTCCACCACGCCGCGTCGCCGGCGGCGATGAAGGTCGCGGCCGGCGCCAGCTCCCAGGCACAGCCAACGGCGCCCAGCGGCAGATGCGAAACGCGCCTGGCCAGCGCCGCGGACGCGCTCGGTCCCGGCGCCAGCAGTGCCCACGTGCCCATCAGGTGATCCGCACTCCCTCCGCGACCATCAGCGTCAGGTGCTCCAGACCGGACTCCGCATCCTCCAGGGCCGCCAGGATGGCGTATGTCTTGCCGCGGTGGACCACGCGCATGGTCGCGTCGACGTCGTCGCGGTAGCGGATGGTGATCCGCCCGCGCACCTCCGACTGCTCGGCGGCCGCGGCGATGAACTCCCGGCCCGATGCCGGCGCCACGTCAGCCCATACGTCGGCCAGGCGCACCCATGTGTTGACCATCTCCCCCGTGTTCGGATCCTGCGCGCTCTGCTGGCGCTGCAGCTGGACCCAATGCCGGAGCTTGCCCGCGGCGACCCCGCTCATCAGCGCACCGTCGACCGCCGCAGCGGCACCAGCAGCGCCGTGGCGCCCTTCGAAAGCACGTACCCGTGCCCGGCGTCGCCCGGAACGACGTTGTCGCCCTCGCCCTCCCGGAAGCGGTACTGCGAGGCCAGCTCGACCAGCACCGCGCCCTGCACCTCGGCGCGCACGATCGGCTCCAGGCTGCTGTCCAGCGCCGCCACCGGGTCGCCGTTGCTGTCCGTGACGACGACACCACCCGAATCGACCTCCGGCTCGTACAGGCGCCAGGCATCCTTCAGCCAGCTCGCCACGGCGGCAGAGACGATCGGGATCCACAGAGCGATCCAGTCGTCGTCCGGGGTGCCGGCGTCGACGCGCAGCTGGAAGCGAGCCTGCTCGGCGGTGACCAGCGCGACCATCAGCCGACCCTCACCGGAGCGGTCTTGTCGACCCCGTTCCGCCCGTCCTTGCCATCACGTCCCTTGCGGGCGGCGAGGATCCAGTCCTCCCCGTTCTCCAGGCAGGGCTTGGCGCTGGTGTCGCGCTTGGCGATCCACAGCGCTCCGTCATGGGTGGCCGATTCGCCGGCCTTGGCTGCCTTGCCCTCCGACCAGAAGCCCAGGTGCTTCATGTACGGCAGCACGAACTCCCGGGCCACCGCGCCGCGGGTGGCGCGCAGGACGAACCCGCGCTCCGCGACGTACTCGCCGGTGAAGTCCTCGAAGCTCAGGCCGTCGGCGCCGTCCCGTCCGTCTTTGCCGACGACCACCCCCAGCGCCTTCTGTGTGCCGTTGGTGAGCGTCACGACCAGCTCGCCGCCGCGGTCGATCAGTGCGCTGGCCAGGCCGACGCCGTCGGCACCGTCCTTGCCGTCGGCGCCCTTCTCCCCGGGCTGGCCTTGCGGACCCGGCGCACCGTCGGCGCCGTCGCGGCCGGCGGGGATCGGATTGGCCTCGAGGTGCTTGGCCACTGCTTCGGCCACCATCAGGTCCAGCAGCGGCGCCAGAGCGTCGGTGGCCAGCAGTTCCTTGACGACGTCGGCGACCATGACCGGCTCGGCGTCCTTGCCCGCCGGACCGGGGGGGCCTGGCAGCAAGGTCACGCCTTCGACGCGCTGCTCCAGCGAACGCTTCACCGTCTCGACGTCGCCCTTCGTGGCAATGTCGCCGGCCGCCTTCTCGACGGCGTCCAGGCGCTTGAGGATCGGCGCCAGGCCACGCTGGATGTACCTGGCGCAGGCGCGGAGGATCGCCCGCTGGGTGTCCTTGGTCATGCCTGCTGGCCCTCGGCTTCCATCTCGTCGTCCATCTCGTCATCGCTCAGAGGCTCGTCGTCCTCTGGCGGGGTCGGCTCTGCTGCCGGTTCGATCCGGTTCTTTCGGACCTGGTCGAGCGGGAAGTCCTGCTGCTGCATGTAGACGGTGTCGCCGCCATCCAGGGGATCAAGCTCGAAGGCCAGCCGCGCCTCGTTCGGCGTCTTGACGCCGCCTCCGGTCAGCTTCGTCTCGATCTCGGCCTGCTTGCCGGCGTCCATGCGTAGCAGCGGCCACAGGTCGCACTCGATTCCAAGCAGGTTCCCATCCGTGTTGGTGGTGACGCCAAGGCCTTCGTCCAGCAGCGTCTCCATGGCCTCGATGTGACCCTGAAGCGCGTCGGAGTAGTACAGCTGGTTCAGGTCGTCGACCTTCATGCCTGCCGGGATCGTCCCGATACCGATCTTGAATGGCGGGATGCCGAACGGCTGGCAGATCTGCTCGTCGCTGTAGCGGAGCTGTTCGACCAGCTGGGAGTCGGAGGACTTGAACGCAAACGGGGTGAACTTCATGTCCGCGCCGATCAGCGCGACCTTGCCCGAGTTGGCGCCCTGGAACTCCTCCTGCCAGTACTTCTTGACCGCGTCGGAGTCATCCTCACTCATGCCGGCCGGCGCGGTCAGCAGGCCACCCGGGTTCGCACCGTTGGCGAAGTAGGCTGAGGCGTTGCGCAGGATTTTCAGGTTCTTGCCGGCCGCCAGTGCGGCGGCGCAAAGCGGCGGCACGCCCAGCAGCTGGTGGTGGAAGCAGTTCAGGCGGTCGTGGATGATGTCGCGCGCCGGCACGGTCAGCTGCTCGGCCGGATAATTCGTCGGCAGCAGGTTCTGCGCCGTCGGGTAGTTGATCTGGTAGTAGACGGCGCCGGAATCCGCGATCAGCGGCGTCACGCGGCACGGGTCGAGCACATACAGGCGGACCACCACGCCGCGGTTGTCGCGCTCCTTCAGGACGTAGGTGTTGCCTTCCAACAGCTTCGACAGGATCCACGCCTCGCGGAACTGCTGCTGGGTCTGGAAGCCGTTCGGCTTGCGAAGCACCGGCCAGAAGGCCGTGTTAGTCGTGTTGACCTTCCAGATGCCGTTGGCGTCCTTCTCCTTCAGCAGGAACGGCAGCTTGCCGATGTCCTGGGAAATTCGGTTGAGGCAGGCGTACAGCGTCGGGTAGCACGTCAGGTCGCCGCGCTTCTCCTCGATGTTGCGCTGCCACGCGCCGGCAAAGGCCTCGGAGATGACCCGCCAGCCATGGCGCCAGTTAGCTACCGGCGTCAGCGCCTTCGCGGCCGTATGCAGGAAGCTCGCGCCATGCTTCCGCACGCCGGCTTCGGCGGCGAGTTCGGAGGCGGTAAAGGTCATCTCAGCCCTCGGTGTTCAGGTCGCGGCGCTCGTACTGCGCGGCACCAGCGGGTTCGGAAGGCTCGCCGGCCGACTGGATCGGCTTGGCCTTCAGCGCGCGCGGCTTCGTCACCTTCATGGCGATGCCCGCCTTCACCAGGCGACGTCCGCATTCGGGCTTCACCTCGCGCTTGTGGCCGGTGGTCTTGTACTGGATCAGCATCGGGATCCCCTCAGAGGAGGCGGGGGACGAATCCCCCGCCTCGGTTCACGCGGCTATGGATCAGGTCACGCACGGGTTCCAGTTGACGTGCGCCCAGACCACGGCCGAAGCACGGCGCTTCTGCCAGTTCAGGAAGCGCTCCACCAGGAACGCGACGCTGTTGGTCTGGAACATCGAAACCACCGACGTCCCAGTCGGCGTGACGCTGTTCTGGGTCGGGGCGTTGTCCATCTGCAGCGACGCCTGGTCGCTCATGGAGAGCTCGATGCCATCCTCGTCGCCGAGGAAGATCTCGTCGCCCTTCATCAGCATCACCACCGGGCCTTCGGTCTCGTCCGCCACGTACTGCGAGGTGAACACCGGCAGACCGGCCAGCGTGCCGCCTGTCGGGGTGATGCCCGGGAAGGCCGGCGCTCCGACTTCGTTGGTGGCCAGGGACAGGTCGATCGCGGTGGTCTCGGCCATGATCCATAACGCACCGGCCACGGAAAGGTTGTCGCCCACCAGCTCCTTCAACATCGCGGCGATGTCGCAGCGGATACCCGCGACCGTACCGTCGCCCGTCAGGGTGACCGGCGTCACGCCGTTGCGGATGCCCGCGGGCGCCTCGTCGGTCACCGCGGCCGCGTCACTGACGAAGGTGCCGTCGATCGCGCTGTTCACCGCACGGGTCAGCTCGTCGCGGATCAGGGTGTCGCCGGCAACGGATGCCCGCTTCAGCAGTTCCTTGGTGGCCGCGGCGATGGCCGCAACCTTCAGCGGAGCCAGCTTGGCGCGCGTGTAGGTCCACTGGGTCAGCGGCTTGGCCTCTCCTTCCTTCACCCACGACGCACTGCCAGCCGAACCCTGGACCAGCACCGCGGTGTCGAACGGGAGACGACGCAGCCGGTCGCCGATCTGGCCGAGGATCGAGCGGGCACGACTGTACTCGACGAAGTCGGCGAACGGCGCGCCACCTTCGTTGATTAGATTGCTCGCCCAGGTGGTGGACAGCGTGGTCGCCGCCGGAACCGCCGCCTTCTCGATCGCCTTCAGGGTCTGCTCATCGCCGGGGTAGAGTTCCTTGGCGACAGCGACCGGGTCGACGCGATTGACGAAGGCCACCGCCTTGACGCGGGCGACGCGGGCGAAGCCCATGCCGTCCTTGAGCGAGGTGGTGTCCTTGACCTCGACACCGCCGGTGCTGCGCTGGACGGTGACGGGCTTGTTGGCGCTGGTGGACGGATCGGCCGGCGCGGCGTTGGCCGCCTCGTCCTTCTCCATCTTCTCCAGGTCGCGCAGATTGCCGATGTTCTTGTCGATCGTGGCGATCTCGACCTTCAGCGCGTCGAACTCTTCCTGCTCGCCGGTGTCCAGGGTGCGCGACTGGTCGGCCGCCTTCTGCTGGATCTCCTTCATGCGATCGGCCTTGCTCTTGCGGGTCGCGTTGAGATCCGCGATCTGCTGGGCGTAGGTCTTCATGTTCCGTTTTCCTTTGGGTGTGCGCAGCCCTACGGCCCCCGTTCCACGGGGGGCACTGCCTGCGTGCATGGATGCCGGGTCTCCCCGGAATGGGTCAGCGCAGCGACACCGCGCCGCGCTTGATGTGCTCGTCGCGGGCCGACTTCAGCCGGATGCCGCGCTGCACGAACTCTTCGTCGATCGACTTGATGGTCTGGATAGTGGCTTCCTGGTTCGCCGCCACGGTCACCGCGGACAGCTCCAGCCAGTCCCACTTCAGGAACCGGCGACCCCACGACCCGTCGATGTTGGCCGACTCGATCGGGGCGAAGCCGATGGACAGGCCGCGGACCAGGCCGAGCTTGATCGACTGCCACGCCTCGTCGACGCGGTCCTTGAGGATGCCGGGCTCTTCGATCTTGGCCAGGGTGATCTCGACCTCGATACCGGACGACTTCACGGTCGCCTTGGTCACGTGGCCGATCGGCGCGTCGTGCCGGTGCTGCCACAGGAACGGCAGCGGCAGCTTGAAGACCGCGCCCTTCGGCTCGACGATGTCGTCCATCCGGTCAGGGCTCGGCGTGGACGCGATCCCGGTCAGGATCCGCTTCTCCTCGTCGACGCCCTTGACGTCCAGGACGCTGTACGCGCGATTCATTTCCATTCGGTCACCCCAAGGTTGCCAGGACCAGCTTTTTCTTCTGCGCCGCCGGGTTCAGGGCCATCAGCGACACCGCATTGAACGTGGCCATCAGCGGGTCGATCTTCGCCGTGCCGCTGGCCTGCTTCGTGATCGTGATGGCGTTGCCCTTCGGCTCCACCTTCGCGTTGCCGACTGCCCAGGCCATCAGCGGCTGCGACCCGTGCACCAGGTCGCCGCCGGCCACCGCGCGCTCGGTCGTTTTGATCGCCCCGTTGAGGCGCCAGCCCTGCGAGACGGCCACGATGTGGTCGATCGTCAGGCCGTGCCCGGGTAGCGTCAGCTCGTCGACGACGGCACCGATACCGGCCGCATCGACCCCGATCGCGTGCTTCTCCGGCAGCAGTCGAGCCTTCGCAAGTCGGCGCACCACCTCGGCGACGCCGGCGACGTCCTCACCGGGGGTAGCGACGATCGACAGGTCGC